TTGTTTGTTTGATCAGATCTCTGGCAAGCGTCTCCGTGCAGAAGTTGTTAAGGGTAGTGCTACCCCAATTGGCTTGTACCAAGCTCTGTACAAATATTCCGATCCCAACTGTGTGCTGGTGTTTGACGACTGTGACAGCATTCTGCTTGATGACGTGTCGCTTAACCTGCTCAAGGGTGCATTGGACTCGGGTAAGAAGCGTAAGATTTCTTGGCTCGCCGACTCACGTATTCTGCGTCAAGAAGGTATCCCAGACAGCTTTAACTTCAACGGTTCTGTAATCTTTATTACTAACCTTAAGTTTGACACCATGCGTAGCCAAAAACTTCGCGATCACCTTGACGCTCTCCAGTCCCGTTGCCACTATCTAGATCTGACTTTGGATACTATGCGTGACAAGATCTTGCGTATCAAGCAAATTGCTAAGGATGGTGCTTTGTTTGCAGACATGGACTTGGACCAAGTTGCACAAGATGAAGTTGTGGAGTTCATGGATGCCAACCAGAACAAGCTTCGCGAAATGAGCTTGCGTATGGCTATCAAAGTTGCTCAGCTTCGTAAGTCTTTCCCGCTCCGTTGGAAGGCTATGGCTCAAACTACTTGCATGAAGGCTTAATATGTTAAAACAAAAAGGTTTAACCCTAATTGAACTACTGGTTGTAATTATTATTGCAATGGCCGTTCTAATGATAATGGCCCAAGGCTTTGCAGGATTGTCTGGCAATAGCAACATTAGCATTGGCATTAATGGAATGACTGAAAGCCGTTGCATTGAAGGCTACAAGTTTGTTGTTGATCAAAACGGACACTCTCGCCAGATTCTAGATGAGTTTGGCAAAGGTGTTCGTTGCGAAAACCCTAATGCTGGCAAGCCAGGATCATTTGGAAAAATGTAAAGTGGGCAGATATGCGAGGCCAAACGGCACAATATAATTGCAGAACATGCTATAATTTGTTTACAGCACGTACAGCAGACCGCAAACGTGGCTGGGCACAGTATTGTTCTAAGGCCTGCAAACAAGTAACGCAGGAAGAAGCAAAGAAGATTTGGAAAGCGTTGGGAAGGAAAGATTATGCCATGTCGTGATTATGAAAGTGATAGTTGGGACTACAGTTCAGAGAACCGTAAACTGAAACAACAAGCAGACAAACTGGCACGTATTGCATGTAAGGCTATGCAAGCTCTAGAAGAACTAGAGCAAGAAGACTTTCTGTTGCTCAAAGACGACGAAGTGCGCCAATGGTGGGCACAACATAAAGAAGCTGATCGTAAAGAGAAAGCTCGTGTGGCAGAAAAGGAACGCCGTGAGCGTGTTAAGGCAGAAGCACTTGCACGCCTTAGTGCAGAAGAAAAGGAGTTGCTGGGTTTAGCCCCTGCAAAAAAGTCTTCAAAGAAAAAGGCTTCGTCCAGTTCACCGGTAGACGATCCTATCGTGATTGACATTGACGACCTTATTAAGAAGTTAAACACTAACCAAATTATTTGGAAAGATGATTACGAAGATGGCGATACGTAACTTGACTAAAAAGCAATCAGGAGTTATACTATGAGTGACAAATGGATCGTTATCTTAATTGCTAGCATCTGTGTTGCTATGTTTGCCCCATTGGGGATTATGACATACGGAGAAAATCAATGTCGCATCGAAGCTATTAAGGCCGGCGTCGAAGCAGACAAAATCAAATTGGCCTGTGGAATTAAATAATGTTTACTATTGTTCTTTCGATCCTTGTTGGTATTGTAGTTGCAATCGGCGTAGGACTCTTCCTTGAGCGTCGGACGCTCGGTATCCTTGTTGGGTTTGCAATTCCAATTTTGGTGATTGTGTTTGAGTCATTTACAGTTGTGCCACCTGGGCACGTAGGTGTGCAAGTTACCCTTGGTAACGTTAACCCGATTGCACTACAGCCTGGTGTTAATTTTGTTAATCCTGTTTCAAGTGTGCGGAATGTTGAGATTCGTGTTAAACGAGCCGACTTAAAAGAAGCACAAGCAGGTACTAAGGACTTGCAATCTGTACATACAGATATTGTTATCCAGTACAACATGAGCCCTGCAAAGGTTCCCGCAATCTACAGCCAATTTGGTCTTAACGTAGATGACAAGATCCTTGGCCCAGGTGTTAACGAAGCATTTAAGGCAGTAACCGCTCACTACAATTCAGAAGAATTGATTACCAAGCGTGATCAAGTTAGTGCAGAAATCCTTAACCATATTCGTGCCAAGGTTGCGCCATTTGATATTGAAGTGCAAGGCATTAGTTTGGTGAACTTTGGATTTAGTCCTGAATATCAAAAGGCCATCGAAGCTAAAGTGATTGCCACACAGCAAAAGCAAAAAGCTGAACAGGATCTTGAGCGTATTAAAGTCGAAGCTCAGTCACGTATTGCACAGGCCGAAGGTGAAGCTAAAGCGATTGCTATTCAAGCAAGTGCTATCCAGAACCAAGGTGGTGCGGCATACGTACAACTTAAAGCAATTGAGAAGTGGGATGGCAACTTGCCCAATGTTATGTCTGGTGCTATGCCCTTTATTAATGTAGGAAAGTAAAATGACAACCGAATTCGAAGTGTACGATAAGTTTACAGAAGATCTTAAGACTAAGTATCCTGAGATGTATTCGGATGTATACTGCGGCATTTCAATTAACGAAGGTTGGTTTGAAATTGTAAACAGACTGTCGGCTATTATTCATTCTCACTATAAATGGATGCGCGAAACTCGGGAACGTTTGCTTAAGGACAATCCTTATGAACATGAAATTCCTCCCGAGTGTGACTTTCCAACGGTAGCACAGATTAAAGAGAAGTTTGGCGGTTTGCGTTTTTATATTGATGGCGGCGACGAATTTACACATGGCGCAATCCAAATGGCAGAAGCTTGGGCAGGTTCTACATGTGAGAAATGTGGAGCAATTGGTAAGCGTAGAGATGGCGGGTGGATTCGTACATTGTGCGACATACACGAAGCAGAATACCAAGCCAAGAAAACCCAATAACAGTTTTCCCTACGGTTCTCTCTAGCTCCTGAATCGTAGTTTCAAGCTCCGTATGGAAACATACGGGGCTTTTTTTTATTGACTGCACACAATAAGTATGTTAAAATAGTTCTATGAAAACCTTTGTCTACGTTGAAGATTATATCGAAGTTATCACCGGTTACATTGATGTTGTAACCGGTAAAAGAACCGCCTCCTTTTATTTTGGTATTAGTCCTATCATTAGCCTTGCTCGTTATGATGTAAGTGTGCTAGAGTCAATGAGTGATACTATTCTCCGAGGCGGAGCATTAACAGAGCGTCAAGGCGAGTTAGCTCTTAAGATTATTTTAAAATACAAAAGACAGTTGGCCGCAAAGTCTATTGACATTAGCCCAGTAGAAGAGCCTAAGTGGAAAGTCCCTTTACGTAAAATGGATTATAGTCGCAGACTGTTTCTTGAGAATGATAAGATAATCTTAAAGTTTCCGTATAGTACACAGTTCATTGAGGACATTAGAACATTCAGTAAGGATGCACAAGGTAGTTCTCGTTGGAACAAAGATACTAAAGTGTGGGAAATTGGACTTACAGAATACAATCTGAGCTGGATGTTTACGTGGGCTTCGGCAAATGGATTTGAAATATCCAACGAAGTTAAGTCTCTAATGACACAAGTCACTGACTTAGAAAAGACTCCGTATGCAATCGAGCTATGCTTTGATAACAATCAGTTGTCTATAAAGAACGCACCCAATACAATGCTGGATTATATTGTACAGCACGTTGGAGAAATGATCCCCGAAAACTTGTTGCGTATTGTTGACATGGCCCCGGTGTTGGGGTTCACAGTAAGCGAAGAAATTTCTAATGCTATCATCCGAGAGTTTGGGCCAAGGTTCTTCAACTTAATCAATCAACGCGAGTTGAAGATTGCACCAAAGCAGTCAACTCAACAAGATGATTTTCTCACAGTAATTGAATATGCAGAGCAAACAGATCGCTGGCCTGTTGTATTTTATGAACCGGATTTGAGTAATCGCGTATTACTCAAACTTAAACAGTTAAATATAGACACGTATATAAACGATAAATCTAAAACACCCAACATTCCTAGCGATGTAAAGTACATTCATACAAGTGTGCCAATTAAGAATTTAGACCGTATTCCGTTGGTTGTTAGTTCTGTTGGTATGGTGTTCGGCGGCGATAAACAAATTATGTTACAACGTGCCGAAAAGGTTGTATACTGTGCCGCTGACGTTTATAATAAGAAACCCAATGGGCAATCTAAGGTAAAAGACATTGCAAGCTAAACTGATAATTAAAGACGAAGTCAACGTTAAACTTGAGGGACTGGATCTTAGTACACGCAAAAAACTAGTAGACAAATTTAAATACGAAATTCCCGGTGCCCGATTTACTCCAGCAGTTAAATTAGGTCGATGGGATGGCAAGGTAGCATTTTGTCAACTTGGCGGTAGCACGTATATTAACTTGCTACCCGACATCATTCCTTTACTAGATGCAGAAGGGTATGACATTGATGTGCAAGACTTGCGTACATATTCTACGTTGGTAGAATGGGAACCAATTGCAGAAGATACATTTGCACATAAAGCATGGCCAATTGGGCATCCTGCCGCAGGGCAACCTGTAATGTTGCGTGATTACCAAGTTGAGATTGTTAATAACTTTCTACAAAACCCGCAAAGTATTCAGGAAATTGCAACCGGAGCGGGCAAGACGCTAATGACAGCCACTCTTAGTTTAATGGCTGAGAAGTATGGCAAAAGTGTTGTTATTGTTCCTAACAAAGACTTGGTTAAGCAAACAGAAGCAGACTATCGCAACTTGGGTTTAGATGTAGGCGTATACTTTGGTGACCGCAAGGAAGTTGGGCGCACTCATACTATTTGTACATGGCAGTCGTTAAACGTATTGTTAAAAAATAGCGAAGGCCGCAATAATGAAGATGAGCCTTCTAGTTTCCGGTTAACAAGAGACCCAACAGACTACATCATTGATGATCTAGTTGATGATGTTGCACTTGTAATGGTTGATGAAGTACACATGGCTAAAGCAGATGCTCTTAAAACTTTGCTTACTAGCGTGTTTGCTCGTGTGCCTATTCGTTGGGGACTAACGGGTACCATTCCCAAAGAAGAGTATGCACAAGTAAGCATCTTCTGTAGCTTGGGTCCAGTTGTTGGTAAGTTGGCCGCTAGCGATTTGCAAGAAGCAGGGCATTTGGCACAATGCCATGTTAACATTATTCAATTACAAGATAGCGTAGAGTACAAAGACTATCAAAGCGAACTCAAGTATCTAGTAACAACAACAGAGCGTGTTGCGTTTATGGCACGCCTGATTGAGAAAATTAAAGAAGGTGGTAATACGCTAATCCTAGTAGACAGGATTGAAACAGGTAAGATACTGCAAACTGAACTTAGTAACTTGTTCAGTTTACTAAAGGATAAACCTGAAGTAGCATTCATCAGTGGCGCGATGAAATCAACTGATCGAAAGGACGAGTATGACGAAGTGGCAACAAGTGATAACAAGGTTATTGTGGCGACTTATGGTGTGGCCGCTGTGGGTATTAATATCCCCCGTATTTTTAATCTGGTTCTTATTGAGCCCGGAAAGAGCTTTACACGGGTTATACAAAGCATTGGGCGAGGCATTAGAAAAGCAGAAGACAAAGACCACGTCCAGATCTGGGACATTACGTCGACATGCAAATTCGCTAAACGCCACCTCACTAAGCGCAAAGCGTTTTATAAAGAAGCGAACTATCCATTCTCAGTTGAAAAGGTAACTTGGCAATGACAAACCCTGCTGGAATAATACTTTATTTTCCGTGGGGTGGTGCAGGCAACCTTATTAAAAATATTATAAACATGGATACCAGGTTTGAGTTCCTTGACTATAATAATCCCGATGGGGTGTATAAAACAGTTGAAAGTAGATACAACTTCTTATTAGACTATTACACGAAACCAGTTGCTCCGTCTGATTGGTTACCAAGGGAATGGAGTATAAGATCTAAATTTTATAACAGATATTATGTGTCTGGAAACTCGGTGTATTGGAATCCAGACAACCTACTAACGTATGATTGCCATGGTGGCGGGACTGAATTAGAAAATATTTTATCTAATAACAAATTAAAGCATTGGAACAGATATGCGGTGTCTGCTGGATTGATGCAAGAACAATTAAGCCCGTGGACACTATTAGATTGCACACACATATTTCTTATACCTAGCGATACACAATTAATAACAGACATATATTATAGTAAGAATCCAACTATTAATCAATTTCTTGATTATGATAATATAGCAGATCGAAAGTATCAAGCAGATCTTGCAAATGCGAAACTAACTAACGATTTAGTTGACCACGCAGAAAAACTAAGAAGTTTAAACAAAGTTGTTTACCAGTACGACAGTTTAGATCTATATAAGGGCACAACCTGCATAGATAAAATTGTAGAGTCATTGGAACTAGTAATACCAAGTGCATATTATGTTCGCATACACGACATATGGTTGCAAAGTACAAAGAAGATATACTATAATCATTTTAATAAAGAACTAACATTATGAGAATTTTAACATTAGACAACACTAGCTACGAAATGAACGAAATCCCAAACGAGATTGATGAAGTTCGTTTTTGTGTACTTGATAACTCGGATCCAAAAGATCCAGACTATCATTATATCCCATTGATCTTTTTAGAATCATTTAATAGCCCTGCACTTGTATTACGTATTGGTGAACACGTTATTAGGATGCCAGTCGATTGGCAACTACTAATTGGGGAAAAGGACTTTGGCGATTTAGAAGTAGTACCATTAACAAGCATTAATGACAGGGGGTTCAGTGCATTTGCGTTTAATCCACGTACTAGTTTCCGACCGGAATTTTATCCAGTTGAAATCGTTGACATATATCAAGATGTTAAGTGGTACTTCCCTAAACTCAAACCAGGACAACTACTCGCGGTACCACTAACACAAGGCAAGGAACCACTGTGTGCTTACTTTATTAAGGACATTAGTCGTCAAAGCGAGGTAGTTGATTACAATAAGGTATGGTGATATGGGACAATTAACACCCGGTGCAACTTACATATACGAGCGCGATGGTAAAAAAGTTTATGCTCGCGAATCTGGTAAAACAGAGCGACGACTAATTGGTTATGATTATGATACTTCCGGGCAAAATTTTGCTGACGGCTTAGAGCAATACCAAAGAACAGAACTTTGGCTTGCGATTTTACAAGAAGCACGGACAAATCCAACGTTGCAAGCAGAGCTGGATCGTGTTATAATTGTGTATAACTTACTTAAGAAGGATCATCAATGAGTAAAGATGATGACAAAATCAAACATAGCACACGACTTCATAAAGAAGAAACTGCTATCAAGAAACAAGTAAAGATTGCTAAGGCACATGGTTTAACAAACCGAGACAAAGCAGTAAAAGAACCGCATCGTCTCGCTAAACATCATGCCATGGATTGCGGTAATCCAGAATGTTACTTGTGTGGCAACCCACGTAAGACACATAAGGACAAACTAACAGCACAAGAAAAGCGTTTGTTTCAGGATGTTGATAAAACAACAGACAAGCATAGCAACGGATTGCCTCCTAAGGAAGACAATGACAGTTGACAAATTAAACATTGGGTATGAGATGGCACGGTTCGATTTAAAGGACCGTGACTTTTTTGATGACTTAACAGATGAAGAGAAGAAAAAGTTTAGCCCATTCTTGATGATTCGGTGGGGGTCATCTGTAGATGGGAATTCGGATTTGCAAGCATACTACTTGGTTAGTTGCAATGAACGTCTGAACAAGAATTTCTTTGACGTTAGCACTTCTCAACATAAAAAATTGCAATGGCTACTAGCCACCACCGTTAGCCCGGGAATGGGGAAACAGTATCATAAATGGATTGCCGCAAAGAAAAAAGAAACAAATAACAACAAAGCAGAAAAGTTTCTTGCAGAGATTTATCCTGCAATGAAGCCAGACGAAATTAAACTACTAGCACGTATCAATGATAAAGACGATCTTAAACGCCTGGCAAGAGAACACGGCTGGGATGACAAGCGCATCAAAGCAGACTTATAACTGTAAGTATTGCAATAAATCATTTGCCAAGGAAGCTACGTTGGCTGTGCATCTGTGCGAGCAAAAGCACCGCTACCAACAAGAAAAAGAAACAGGTGTCCAGTTAGGATTTAAAGCATACTTGCGTTTCTATGAAGTAACACAAGGTTCAGCGAAGTTAAAAACATATGACGACTTTGCCAAGAGCCCGTACTACACAGCATTTGTTAAGTTTGGTCGGTATTGCCAGGGTATACGTTGTATTAATTATAGTGTGTACTTAGATTGGTTGTTGACAAACAATAAAAAACTAGATTATTGGTGCAAAGATAGTTTGTATTCTGAGTGGTTGCCAACTTACTTAAAAAAAGAAGCGGCACAGGATGCACTTGAAAGAGCATTAAAGGAAATGCAAGACTATGCAGATACTCATCCAGATCTTAAAAACGGTTTTACAGACTATTTTAGGTACGGTAACGCTAATAGGATATGTCACCATATTAGCACTGGGCGGATTAGTCCTTGGGTTGTATTTAATTGTGATACTGGTGTTGAATTTCTTAGCAACTTATCTGAAGAACAAGTTGAAATAGTGTTACCGTGGATTGATCCAGACTTTTGGCAACGTAAGTTTAAAGACTATATGGCAGATACGGAATGGGTTAAGGATATTTTGCAGAAAGCAGGATTGTGAAAATAGTTAAAATCCCGTATAATGACCAACGTGGCGCCGCAGGGGTTGCAATAGAAATGAGTTATTGGTGCAGAGACCACGGGCTTGTGCGTGATTTAGACTATGATTGGGCATTCATAACAGCCGAGAAAGAAATACACTTTAGATTCTTTAATGATAACGACAGTTATGCTACACTATTTGCATTGAAATGGGCAGGAAATGAAGTTTAAATCAGACATCGACATTGACTTTGGTAATAGAGATCGAGCATTAGAACTGCTCAAACATAATCCTGCGGGAATTATCAAGGACGGAAAGTTAACTAAGCACAATACTGGGGTTTATGTAACCGACATACCAACTGATCCATTTAGTAATATTTCTAGTATTGACTACAAAGATGCAGAAGACCGTGGGTACATGAAATTGGACTTTTTGAATGTTTCGTTATATACGAAGATAAAAAACGAAACACATTTACAACAATTGATAGCGCAAGAACCTCTATGGGACTTGTTATATGAGCGCGAAGTGTGTGAACAGCTTATCCACATTAACGGACATTACGATACATTAGTTAAAATGCCTGAACCTGTTAATAGTATTCCTAGGCTGGCTATGTTTTTAAGTGTTATCCGTCCTGCTAAACGACACTTAATTGGGAAACCTTGGAAAGAAGTTGCCGAAACAGTTTGGGATAAACCCGCAGATGACAGTTATTATTTTAAAAAGTCACATGCCATTGCTTATGCAAACTTAGTGGCTGTAAACTTAAACTTGTTTTGCGAACAAATCAGCTATGAATTTAGCTAAGTTTACGTACTAGAGTAATTGATTTACGTTTGCTACGTTTAGTAGCCATTTCTTTGAGGCTAACGTAAGGCCCCATTTTTATTTCAACATCTTTGCTATTCATTGTGCGTAGGCACACCCTGAATATAGCCCAATCCTGCTTTAGAAATACGTTAATTGGGATTAGCCTGTTGCTTTCCCACCACCATGTTTCTCCTAATGTTAGGAATTTTTTCTTTAATTCTGAATCTTTGATGGCGCCAAAGTCGTATAAAGTTGTAATAACTTCATCTGAGTTCTGCACAATGCCTATATAATCATTCCCGCCGTAAGTAACGTAACTAATAAAGGGGTATTGGCTTAATAATTGCTTGTAGTGTTCTTCCACAGTTTTCGCTAAATATGTTAAAAGATAATCAAAATGCAGACTATCAAAGCATATTTATATCCGAATACTATCGAGGTTCAAATTATGGACCCGAGTATCTTCACGGTAAGGAACAGACAAGTGTACAGTCGCCCAATTAAAGTATATCAGGGTATAGATAACCCTATCCAGGTGGTAATTAAAAACCAAGAACAACGCAAAGTGGACCTAACAGGTTATGTAGTCCAAGCAGACATACAAGATCCAGTAAACCAAGTTACAGTTGAAAGTATGGCAGTTACATGGGGAAACATACAACAAGGTTTAGGCACTTTCACAATTCAAAGTGATGTTATAAATCAGCTAGAGCAACGATTTTATAAATTAACTTTTAAGGTAATTAATTTAGATGGTAACGCAGAAAAACCATTGTTCATTGATGACAACTATGGAGTCCCTCTTGATTTAGAAGTACTACCGGCATATTACTCGTCTGCACAGCCGAGCCCTCTAGTAAGTAATAGTGTATTAGATGGTGGGCTGTTGTCGGACGATTTAACGTCGGATACCGGAACAGATCCTACTATCGTTGACGGGGGATTATTATAATGGCGGCATCTAACGTAGCAATTAGACGAGTATTACTAAAGCGTGGCACAACGTTTGAAAACTTATCATATACGGGGTTAATTGGTGAATTAACCCTAGATACTGGACTGGATACAATACGTGTTCACGATGGTATTACAGCGGGTGGCGTTAACATACTAGCAAGCCAAGATTGGGTCAACCAAATTGTTGGAAACGTTGATTTAGGTAACATTGTTACAATTGATTCTGCAACAATAACAAATGGCAACTTATTATTAACGTTAAGTAACTCTCATATTATTAATGCTGGATATGTAATTGGTGATCAAGGACCACAAGGCATACAAGGTATTCAAGGTATACAAGGAATACAGGGTATTCAAGGCAATGTTGGTCCGCGTGGTGAACAAGGTATACAAGGTATTCAGGGCAATGTTGGACCACAAGGCATACAGGGTATCCAAGGTATACAAGGAAACGTTGGCCCACAGGGTATCCAAGGCACACAAGGAAACGTTGGTCCTCAAGGTATACAGGGGAATGTTGGGGCAACCGGCCCACAAGGCATTCAAGGCAACGTTGGCGCAACTGGACCTCAAGGTATACAGGGCATTCAAGGTAATGTTGGAGCCACGGGTCCGCAAGGCATACAGGGCAATGTTGGCGCAACTGGCGCACAGGGCATACAGGGTATTAAAGGCGACCGCGGTGATCAAGGTATTAGCGTAACGCTAGTTGGTAATGTAACACTACCCGAAGATTTGAACTTTAGTGGCAATGCTGGCGAAGCATACATTGTTACCAGCACAGGTAACTTATACTTCTGGAACACAACAATTAGCAGTTGGGCAGATATTGGTCCTATTGTTGGCCCACGTGGTGACAAAGGAGACACTGGCGCACAAGGCGTACAGGGCGATCCTGGCGTACAGGGAGAGATTGGACCTCAAGGCCCTCAGGGAGAGCAAGGTATCCAGGGAGAGCAAGGTATCCAGGGAGAGCAAGGAATACAGGGCGACACCGGACCTCAAGGCCCTCAGGGAGATCCCGGAGTACCAGGCCCTCAGGGCGAACAGGGAATTCAGGGTATACAAGGAGAACCAGGAGCTCAAGGGCCACAAGGCGAGCAAGGCATACAAGGAGATGCTGGGCCTCAAGGTGACCAGGGCATCCAAGGCGAACAAGGGCCACAAGGAGATCCTGGTCCGCAGGGTGAGCAGGGCATTCAAGGCGAAGCAGGAGTCGGTGTCCCCACAGGCGGTACCGCCGGGCAAGTACTAGCAAAAGTAGATGGTGATGACTATCATACAGAATGGGCAGATGTTACAAGTCTTACATCGAGTGATAGACTGGTTAATGGTCAGCACGAAGCAGTATTAAATGACTCGGGCGATTTATCTTTGCCCAACGGTGGCGCTATTTGGTTAAATTATGGTTACATCGACCAAGACGAAGAAATAGACGGCGATGCACTCAGAATTAGTGGCGGCAACTGTGTTGTTATCAACACTTCTGAAGATGGCACCAAGTGGTTGTTTACCGCAGATGGCAATTTAGTATTGCCAACAGTTCCAGATTTTTCATCAAGTCCAGCTGGATACCTGAGTGGTAATATTGTATTCGGTGACGGTACTATACAGAATACAGCGTTTACTGGAATCCCAGATGTTGTAACTGTAAGCAATACAGCACCAACCAACAACAATGCTTGGTATAATACAGAAGATGGTCGTTTGTATGTGGATGCCAATGGTGCCTGGGTTGACGCAAATCCTAACCAAGTTCCTGGCAACATGGTTGCTTGGACAAACGATGGAATTGAATTTTCCGATGAAACTGTACAAACAACAGCGTTTGATACACATGCAGGAAATACAGCACCTGCAAATGGTTTAGTTTGGTACAACACCGAAGACGGACGTACATATAACAAGATAAATGGTGTATGGGTCGATGCTAACCCGTCGGTTCTACCCGGGGATGTTGTTACCTTTAATGAAGATGGCAATATTACACTAGCAGAAGGCGGACAAGTTACTTGGGCCAATGGCGTAAGTATCTTAAGCGGTATTACAGCCACTGGCAGTTCTGCGACGGATAGAATATCCAATGGTTTAAGTGTATTTAAGGTGCAATCCAATGGTAGCGTTATGTTCCCTGACGGTACTACACAGGACACAGCATACACTGGCTTGCCAACAGACATAACAGCTTATTTTATTGCAGGTAGCGGCACTTACCATACTCCAGGGGCACTTCGTGCAGTTCAGAACGATGCAAACTGGGCATTCGGATTTGCAAACCCAGGCGGAGATTATTATTATACCAGAGCGACATTCTGGGGAGGTGGCACTGATAGTCACGCATTCCAAGTATTTGATAATACTATAAATGACTCACGCTTTACTGTGACCGGTACTGGTAATGTTGTTATTGGTGCTAACGGCCGAATTGTGTTCCCTGACGGGTCTTCCCAATCAACAGCAAGCATTAATCCCGGGGCACCCATTAGAATCTACAATGAAGGCAGCGGCATTGGAATTGATGCGTATAGCAATATCAGCCGTGTTGGTATAGTAAAATACACTGGACAAGAAGGCGCATTTGTTCATAATAATACTCATCCATTGAGATTCGGGCGAGTTGCAGCCACTGATATTTTTGCTGGTAACATTGATGTATTCACAGACGAGTTGTATATTTCTACAACCGGAAATATTGGTGTTAATAACACTAATCCGCAATATCAATTTGACGTTAACGGCGATGTAGCCGCAACAGACTTTAAATTTTCTAACGGTGTAAGCATTTTATCTACTATTACAGTAGGTAGCACATATAGCAATTCTAACGTAGCAAGCTATATGTCTAGTGGTAGTTTAGAAACTGCATGGGTGCATGGTAACTTAACTGTTGGTAACTTGGTTGTTAACGGTACAACTACAACAATAAACACATCAAGTTATGCAGTCAGCGATAATATTGTGCAATTTGCTGATAGTAACCCTGCGGATATCTTAGATGTAGGCTTTGTTGCACACCGAACAGTTGGCGGAACATTACAACATACTGGTTTTGTGCGTGACGCTAGTGCAAATAACTGGAAGTTGTTTAGTAATGTAACAACACAACCTGGCAATACAGTAGACTTTACAAATGCAGTTTACGACAACTTAGAGTTAGGAACCATCACTGGCTCTGACTTTAAGTTCGCTAATGGCGTTTCAATATTATCTACTGTAGCAGGAACATACAGCAATACCAATGTATCTGCTTACTTGTCTAGCCAAAATATTACGAGTGCAAACATTGGTGGTAGTCAGGCTTATGCTAATACAAGAGTTGCTACACTAGAAGCCAACGTTGGTAGTTACTATACTTGGGCAAATGCCAATGCTTATAGCAACACCAATGTAGCGGCGTACTTAACAACAGCAACAATTAACACATCCGGAAACATTACTGCTGGTAATGTAACTGGTACACATTATGGCAACGCTGTTGGTACTACTGCTACATACACAGGCAATGTAACAGCCGCTAACTTTGTTGGTACAGTGGTTGGCAACTTAACAGGTAATGTAACTGGCAACTTAACAGGTAATGTAACTGGAACAACACCTAACGTTTCATTAGTTGCAGGCAGTTACACAACAACCATTGATAACACAGGACGAGCAACATTCCCGGGTAACGTAACGGTTAACGGCATGGGCGTTACAATGCCTACTCGGCCAGCATTCCGCATATATGGCGGAAATCCTGCTTGGTTTAATACTAGTAACGTTAACTTAAAAGGCTCGTCAATTACAGTTGATTATAACCAAGGCAGTTATTTTAATAGCACAACTGGAGTATTCACTGTACCTGTTGCCGGTCTGTATCATGTCACATTAAACGCACGAGTTGGTAGTGTAAACGCACAGGGTCAGATTATGGTAGTTAAGAACGGTCTAACATCGGGTGGCAACGTAGCAGTTATGTGGGAGGCAGACACTAACACAGGCACAGCCGTTCACTTTGGTGTTACTAGTGTAATTAAACTAGCGGTGGGCGACATTTTAAGTGCTAACATCACAGCAGGTAACATTCAGTTTGACCAAAACGATTCTTGGACAGTGACATATATAGGATAAACAATGACAATACGATTAATTCACTCAAATGATGTAACTGCAAGCAGAGCAGACATTGCTACACGTTACACCGATTTGTTTTTTGATGACGAAACAAATAGTTTACTGTTACCTGATCCTACTGGGATGATAGAGATGAAGATTGCTAATACAGCAAGCAAATCTACTACAACTACTACAGCCCCGGTGACAGGTAGTCCGCCAGTAACCGGGTCAGCACCCAATCCATTTGCTCCTATTGTAGTTACAGCACCCCCGGGTTATAAAGCCGCTAGCTTAGATGACGGTATAGAGTTAACGTTAGATACATTATCTGTTCAGTTACCTACTAGCGGAAATCGCAGCCTACAGTTTAGAGTAACAAGTGGCACAATGAGCGTAAACATTTCTGGGCAGATTTATTGGGCCAACGGTAGCTACGGCGGCAACTATGGCGCTAATTACTGGAATGGTAATTCATTGACCACTTCATGGGTACAACCATTTGGATGGAACTTTCCCTGGGCAAACGATGTAGCCTTTTATAGCGTTAGAGACGAAACCAATCGCCGTTACTATAGAGTTACACTAGTCATAGGCCCAGGGTACAAGAAAAACTTCATTATCATGGAACGTTTAGTTTAATATGATTATTAGAGGGGCAAAAATTACAGGCGGGTATATTACTGACATGATTCAGTTATACGAATTCAGCACCCATACATTTACTACTGCTGGAATTACAGGCAGGACTGGACCAACATTAGCAAACTGTCAAACAGCCTATGCCGGGCAAGCATGGTTAACTAACTACTTTACAATGTCTACACAAGGCTACCAATTATGGACGGTTCCGGTCACTGGCAGTTATCAAGTTACTGTTGCTGGATCTCGTGCAGGTCGTGTTTCTGGACAAGGGTATACATCAGGGTTGGGTGCAATAGTTAAAGGTACAGTACAGTTAACTGCGGGCGATGTTTTGGAAATTATCTGCGGGCAGTACTTAGACACAACTAATACTTCATCTATTTCCAACTATTACGGACTTGGAGGTGGCGGCGGGTCATTTATTAATAATACAACTACTTCTTCATTGCTATTTGCCGCCGGTGGTGGCGGAGGTGCAGGGTTCTATCAACCATCTAATCCCCAAGGATATAATGGTGGCAATGGACTAACAACTACAACCGGTGGCGCAGGCGGTGTACCTGGGTCCGGGGTTGGCGGAACTTCTGGCGGTGGCGGCGCAATATATACAACACAATCTTGTATATACAAAGGCGGATCCGGCGGAGGATGGCAGGGCCACGGTAAAAATGGTGATAATACCGTTCCGAGCACAGCCCCGGGCACAACATATGGCGGCGGCGGATTTGGGTATACTAGTGGCTTTGTTGGCGGCGGACATGGTACTAGCTGGAGTAACCCGAGCACTTACGCTTCTACATATGGTGGCTTTGGCGGCGGAGGCGGCGGAAATGGTATTATTTCTGGTGGTGCCGGTGGCGGATATTCGGGTGGTGGTATCAGTGGTGCAATTAGTACTATATACGTAGCTGGCACCGGTGGCGGCGGTAGTTACATTATTTCTAGTGCTAATAGCATATCAACTAGCGATGGAAACTACGAAAGTGCAAGTACATTCAATGGCGCCGCAATTACTAATTTAAGTACATATAATTCCAGTTCGGGATACGTAACAATTACAAAAGTATAATAAATATAGGATAAGGACACAAACATGGTAGAATTTCCAGAAAACCCTACGCAGGGACAACAATATGTAGCAGATAATGCTGTTACATATACTTGGCTGGGCAATCGTTGGTCGAGTGCTACAGCATTAAATGCAGGCACAGCAGAATACTATCGTGATGGTGGCCGAGCAAACACAGAGTATTTTTCAGATACATTAGATGGCGGAATAGCCTAAGGAACTTAAGAAATGACAACAAGAATCAAACTTCGTAGAGATACAGCCGCAAACTGGACAACAAGCAACCCAGTACTAGCCTTAGGCGAACCCGGCTTGGAAACAGATACACGCAAAGTCAAATATGGTGATGGCGTTACTGCATGGAATGCCCTAGACTATTCGGTTAGCGCCGAAAGCGACTCCAACTTTAGCCACAGTTTTAACGATGGCGTAAACGACAACGTTTGGCGCATGGTTACTGTACAAGGTGCTAAAGAGTTTACTTTTGAAACCGAAGGCTACAAAGATTTTGCTCTTACATTAAGTGCCAGCCAAGTAGCAACAATTGGTGATGGTTACTTAACGATCACCACCGCCGATGTTCCAGAAATGGATGCAGTATGGTTAAACTACCAAAGAGAAAACTCAGTTTATTTTTACCTACAAAGTGAATGGGACCAAAACAACCTAAATAGTTATTTTAACTACATGGAAAACCCTGCAGAGGGTGTATATCAGCTATTCCCAAGTCAGCCATTTGCTGAAGGCGACAAAGTTGTTGTTAAGTATTATACCGAAGGTACAACATACCAACACAGCAACTACGACACTTGGGGCACATGGTTACCTGACGTAAACGAAACAACTGCAACTAATACTGTAACCATTAGTTTAAATGAATATACGTGGTTGGGATCAGGTGAAGGGTCTGCTCGAGAAGCACTATTAAACAGCGCCTACTTTGGTAAACATGCTATCTATTTCCAAACAGATTCTAACAACAATGGTGATCAACGCAACATTACTAATGTAGTTGACAACGAAGACGGCACTCTTACTCTGACATTCGACGGAGTCGCACAACAGTCTAAGACTACAGAAACAGTGACTTTCTCTTTCCAAGCAGTTGACACAAAAGCAGACGATAGTTATTTAACAATTCCAAAGTCAGCCGCTCCAACATTCGGCGCTGATTGTATCTACGGTTGGATGACCGGAACTAACACAAACAAGTACACAGGCGGATCTCAACGCAGTGGTTATTTAACTATCAACGGCAGCGAACCTATTAGCTTTTACTGGTACGAAAACGGCGACGGTATAACTCAGTATGTATTGAACATGCAGGGTAACGTATGGTATAACCAAGGTGACGTTATTGAAGTAACTTACTACAAGAGCAATACTGAATTCGAATTAAGTATTTGGCATCCAGATACTGCTAGTTCTAACTGGAATAATGGGTATCGCTGGTTTGATTGGAAAGACGACCTGGGCCATGAATATGCACCCTCAGTTGGTAACGGTGTTGTTGGTGGCAACGGACAATATTACATGCGAGTTTACCGTGAGCAAATTGGTAACTGGGGTGGCGAGCCGAGAACTTTAGCTAGCCAATTTGGATGGAGCGGGTTCGGTAACTATCAACGTAACCCGTATGATCCGTATACTGATGACTATGCAAGCGACTGGGGCAAAGATGTTGACAACTGCTATCCTATGTATGATTTTGATGAGTTTGGTATTGTATTCAATGCTACAAACCAATACTATAATTATAGTGTAACATACAAAGTTCGCATCATGTACAAGATGGAACTAATGATTGGCGAAGACACATACGGCTGGTTCGACTGCTAATATGATAGTAAAACGCCCTGCCGACACACGGGGCGTCATTGACAAGGAAGGTTCTATATTAAGTTATAGAACCTTTACCTTTCAAGCGTACATGAATTTCAAATACATGAACTTTGGCGATCTTGAAACTATCAATGACGATCGTGTTTACCCTGGATATCATGTTGGACGACACCTACATACAGACAGAGAAATCTTTGGTTATGTAGTTGACGGTCCTTGCTATCACACTGATGATACAAACGGACACATAGACATTCCCTCTGGTGCAGTACAGCGCATGAGTGCCGGATCTGGAATGTTTCACAGCGAAGGTAATGGATCAGAGAAACCAATACGCTACTTGCAACTATGGATTCGCAGTGGTATAAAAGGTGCAACCCCAGTCTACTCGTGGCACCAGTTTACTAGAGAAGATAAACTAAACAAGTTCTGTGATATTACAGCTACATTGCCTATTAGGGCAGACGCTCGTTTTCTAGCAGGGATTTTTACAGAGTCCTTTAACTACACACTCAATCCTAATAGACGATACTATGCGTATGTTGTCCGTGGTGCCGGCACAATAAATGGTCAGGAGTTTATCGAAGGCGATGGCTTTGCATACACAAATGAGTCGGAGATCAACTTAACCGTAACGGAAGAATCTGAAGTTATACTGTTTGATTTAAAATAACCATAAATACGCTATAAAAAGGTTATTCTAAAATGGCAGATAATGTATCAGTTTTACAAATCTTACTAAAACGCGGAAATACAGCATCAACTGGTGATTACGTTGGTGCTATTGGTGAATTAGTAATAGACACAGATTTAGATTCAATTCGTGTACAAGATGGTGTTACTCCCGGCGGCTCAGTCCTAGCGACCCAGGCCATGCTTAATAACGACAGAAGTAATACTACTACAACACTAACAACTATAAGTTCTTTGCTAGATAATACAGTATCAAACGTAACAGTATTACAAGCAAACGTTGAGTCGCAAGAAACACGTATAGTGTCATTGGTTAACGATGCAGTTAACGCAATAAGTTTAATTCCGGGGCCCACTGGCAACACAGGCCCTACCGGTCCCACTGGACATATAGGAGAACCCGGGCCCACTGGCCCTACTGGTTTAATTGGCGCACCCGGCCCCACTGGCCCTGCAGGCCCAACAGGATTAACAGGTCCCGTGGGACCCACAGGAGCAACTGGCCCTACTGGCCCTAGAGGATTCGTTGGTCCTACTGGTCCACAGGGAATTCAAGGTATACAGGGCATCCAGGGAGAGCAAGGTATACAGGGCGAGCCTGGCTTACAAGGAAATACTGGACCTACTGGACCTCGTGGATTACAGGGTTACACAGGATCCGTTGGTCCTCAAGGTATACAGGGAAATGTTGGTCCGCAAGGTGATCGGGGACTTACTGGAGAACCCGGTCCTACGGGCCCACAAGGGTTAAAAGGAAACCCCGGCCCAGTTGGTCCGCAAGGCATACAAGGTATCCAAGGAAATGTTGGTCCGCAAGGGGATATTGGCCCAGCTGGGCCCACTGGCCCCACTGGTTTAACTGGACCTACCGGCCCTACCGGCCCACGTGGTAATCCAGGCCCAATTGGTATTACAGGAAATCCTGGCCCCACCGGCCCTACCGGGCCTACAGGACCTACTGGTGCTCAAGGCATTCAGGGTGTGCAAGGCATACAAGGAAATGTTGGACCCACCGGCCCCACCGGCCCCACCGGGCCACAAGGTATTCAGGGTAATGTTGGTTTAACTGGACCTACAGGACCTCAGGGTATTCAAGGTAACGTTGGGCCAGTTGGCCCCACAGGACCACAAGGTATTCAGGGTAATGTTGGTTTAACTGGACCTACTGGGCCAACAGGCTTAACAGGGCCACAAGGCGAACAAGGCGAACAAGGTATACAGGGCATTCAGGGTAATGTTGGTTTAACTGGACCTACTGGACCTACAGGATTAACTGGACCCACTGGGCCACAAGGCATTCAAGGTATTCAAGGCGAAACTGGACCTGTTGGTCCTATTGGCCCCACGGGACCTACTGGACCTACCGGGCCCACTGGACCACAAGGTATTCAAGGGAATGTAGGTCCCACTGGGTCGGATGGTACATCAGTTAGTGTATTGGATGTTTTAGCAGATGAAACAGAATTAAATGCTTATCCAACAGGAAACTTAGTATTAGGTGACAGTATTATTACTAGTTCAACTGGTAACTTACATATTTGGAAAGGTACTAGCTGGATTGATGCAGGGACTATTAGAGGGCCACAAGGACAACAAGGACAAACCGGCCCTACAGGTCCACAAGGTTTAACTGGGCCCACTGGAAGCCCAGGTCCCACAGGACCAACTGGCCTACAAGGTTTAACTGGGCCTACGGGATCTACTGGCGCACCTGGCCCTACTGGCCCTACTGGAGATACTGGACTTACTGGCCCAAATGGTCCTATTGGACCCACTGGCCCTAGAGGATTTACAGGCCCAACTGGATTAACTGGGCCCACAGGACCTACCGGACCAAATGGACCACCGGGGCCCACAGGGCCTACTGGTATAGCAGGGCCCACAGGACCTACTGGAAGCCCAGGTTTGACAGGCGGCCCTGGGCCCACTGGACCAAGCGGGGTTGCAGGACCTACAGGACCAAACGGGCCCACTGGACCAATAGGACCACCGGGACCGGTTGCTACTATTACTGTAGGAAATGTTGCAAACAGCCCGGCAGGGGGTAATGCGGCAGTTACTAACACAGGAACAAGTACAGCCGCGGTATTTAATTTTACTATACCAACGGGGTCAACTGGCCCCACAGGCAGTCCTGGTCCTACTGGTCTCACTGGGGGTCCCGGCCCCACTGGAAGTCCGGGTCCAACTGGAAACCCTGGTCCTAGTGGCCCACCGGGACCTACTGGATCTCCGGGACCAGCTGGCTCTACAAGTCAGTTACACGCCTATACGGAAACAATGACCACATTAACTGGACAGTCTGGTGCAGTTAATATTGATGTTAGTTTGTCGAACGTGTTTGATATAACAATGAGCGGTAGCTGTACATTTACATTTACTAATGCTCCATCATCGGGTGTTCTTAAACCGGTAACAGTTATATTAAGACAGGATGCAACTGGTAACAGGTCCGCAACTTTCACGAATGCTAAATATTCAGATGGGTTAACACCAACGTTATCCACTGGAGCAAATCAAATTGACGTGCTGTCGTTCTTTACAGTTAACGGCGGTAGCTTCTGGTTTGGTACATTTGCAATGGCCAACGTTTCATAATGAGTAAGGAGAAAAATTAAAATGGCGTTAACAAAAATTGATGATATTTATTTGTATGCAGGAATTACTGCTGGCGCGGCAGAGTCTTTTGCAATAAAACAATATCTAGTTGACAATAATGTTAAGTACACACTGATGTTTTATGGCGACGACGGATCTCACGAAGGTGTATTTGCGGCGCTAAGTACATGGTTCGCTGATAGGGGTACGGAAAATCCGTTTACAGATTTTCCTATATTAGTGTACACAGAAATACACGATGACTTATCTCCATCCCAATACCCTAGAAAATATTTTACCAACTTAAACGACATTACTAACAGTAATTTCTTATCTTTAGTATAAGGATCTAAAAATGCCAGGAGTCGGTTTTGGTGCTAGAATGCGTAGAACTATTGCGCCAGCTGGGTCGCAAGAGTTTAATACCAGCGGGACATTTCAAACCCCGTTTGGGGTAAAAACAGCAACACTATATGGTTATTCGGGACTTGGGACTCCTGGTAGTTCTGGGTCGGCCGGAAATCCCGGTTCAAAAGGCAACGATGGCCCAGCTGGTAATCCCGGTAATAATGGCTATGGTGGCCCGGGTGGCGCAGGTGGTGCAGGTGGCGCAGCCGGCCCGGGTGCTTCGTCGGGAAATCCCGGATCAGCAGGATATGGTGGCGCTGGTGGCGGCGGTGGTGCAGGTGGTCAAGGTGCATTTGACTTTGGTAGTAACTATCCCGGTAATAACGCAGGGCACTGGAAGCGAGTTAATGCGGTCCCTGCTTCATCGAACGGTTCTGCAGGCGGATGGGGTGCTGGCGTACAAGGTGCCGCTGGCGGATACGGAGGCCCAGCACCTGCCGCAGCCAATTTAGTAACAGGTAATACCTGGAGTTTTTTATTACCAGACGGCCAAGCAGTTAATACATCAATTGCTGCCGGCGCATCTGGCGGCGCTGGGTCAACTGGTAACAGCGGACCGGCCGGAACTGGAAATTCTGCACCTAATACTTGGCCTGGGCAATCTGGATCGGCCGGATCTGCCGCGCCCAATACTTGGCCCGACCGGGTCGGCACAGCTGGATCAATGAATTACGAAACTGGTAGTGCAGGCAACCCAGGTAATCCAGGACCAGCTGGTGCACCAGGTCCCGCGGGAACGCCTAGTTATTTTGGAAATTTAAAAACGTGGCCTGGATTTGTAAACCCAGGTGGCGCGGGCGGCCCGGGTGGGCTCGGCGGCCCGGGTGGAAGTTATGGCAATGCAGGCAGTGCAGGCAACCCGGGTACAGCTGGCGGAACCGGTAGTGCAGGCAACCCGGGTACAAAAGGAAATAGTAGTTCAGGCGGTAATGGCGGTAACGGTGGCGCAGGTGGCGCAGGTGGTAATGGCGGAACAAGTGGAAGTTATATTCCGTTAGCTGGAACTCAGTATACATACAATGGAAACGGAACCGTTGCATTTTCGGGTGCTCGTGCAGGAGCGTGGTTCACTGATGTACCTGCAGTCGGTAACGGCTCGTACTCATTGACACCTGCGCCTACCTCAGCTACTTGGTCTCCATATCCTGGAAATCCAGGTGGCGCAGGTGGCACAGGCCCGGGCGGGACTGGTGGTGCTGGCGGCCCTGGGGGCACAGACTTTCCGATGTCTGTACACGGATTTAATCCGGGTACTGTTGGGGTTTATGTAAACCTTGGGGCATTAGGTGGCAATGGTGGTGCCGCTGGCTCTGCAGGCAACCCAGGTAATGCAGGTAGCTCGGGAAATCCTGGGTCAAGTGGTAACACAGGTTCTTCGGGAAATTGGGGGTCTGATGGGTATGGGGCAACTGCGGGAACTCCGGGTTATGCGCCCAATTCTTGGCCAGGACAATCAGCACCTAATTCTTGGCCAGGACAATCAGCGCCAACCCCTACTAGAGTAGAGAGTACACAAAACGGAGTTTCTCTCGGATCAAGTTATGTATCTAGAACTAGTCATTCAGTAACCGTCGGTACTGGCGCCACCGAAACAGGGAAAGTAATTGTAAGCTGGAACAGACAATAACATAAGTATGTAAATGTCAGCTTATGTATTTCAACCTAGCCCATCCTTTGGTATTTCTGAGCACCCTTTTGCAACATGGCAAAATGGGTTCTCGCCTGAAGAAATTAAAACAATAATAGACTATTGTGAAACACTAGAAAAGAATTCTGCAATCGTTGGGGGATATAACAAAGGCGATGATATTTCCCAAATTAGGGAATCAAATGTGTCGTGGGTTGAGTTAAACTCTAATACCGGTTGGCTATATGACAGATTGTCATATGTTGCAAGACAGTTAAATGGTCAATTTTATAGATTTAATCTCTTTGGATTCCAAGAACATTTCCAATACACAGTTTACGAATCTTCAACCAATGGACATTACACATGGCATAGAGATACCGGAGTAGACAGCGATATTGGGCCTAGAAAATTATCGTTAGTTTTACAGTTAACAGACCCGTCAGAATATGAAGGCGGCGAACTAGAATTATTAACTTCTGCGAACCCTCAACAAGTAACTAAAGAATTGGGATTGATTTCTGTGTTTCCTAGTTACAATTTGCATAGAGTTACCCCTGTTACGTCGGGAACACGAAGAACATTAGTTGCTTGGATAACTGGTCCTGCATTTGTATAGGAATTATTAAATGAAAAAATCAAACTTTGAAAACTTTGTAGGTATCTACGATAATTATTTTAGCGACGAGTTGTGTAATGGATTAATTGAGTATTTTGAATGGTGTAATAAAAACAATAAATCCTACAAGCGATTTGAACCAGAGAAAATTAAAAATGACACATCTGTTAATTTAAATCCGACCGGAATAGAAGAAATCAATTTTGCTTGGCCGAACATTGGTAATGTAATAGGTGAGTTCAACGATGTGTTCTGGAGTCAATGCTATGCTGAATACATTAAGAATTATAGTGTGTACGGAGAGTACGGAGAGCAAACAATTTACACATACAAAGTACAGCGTACAGACCCAATGGGCGGATACCATATATGGCATTGTGAAGACGGCGATCGCCCTTTTGCGTCCCGAACAGGTGTTTACATACTATACCTAAATGATGTAGAAGAAGGCGGGGAGACTGAGTTCTTATATTTTAGTAAGCGTTATAAACCTGTAAAGAATAGGCTAATGATTTTCCCTTCTAATTTTCCATGGGCACATAGAGGCAATCCCCCTCTTAGCGGATCTAAATATATTATGACCGGATGGGTGGAATACAAATAATGGCAAACTACTTACCTTACTACTGGATTAGGCACAATGCCATACCTACAGAAATATGCGATATAATTTTAACAGAACGGCAAGCAATGCTCGATTCTGATGCAGGAATTGGTTTAAACAACGACCCAACTCCGAATACAATTCGCAAAACATCCATTGCTTGGGCACAAAAGAATCACTGGCTCGAGGGCATTATGTTAAACAATGCATATTATGCTAACCGTGAAGCAAATTGGAACTTAGACTTATCAACAAATGAACAAGTACAATTAGCCAAATACGAAACAGGTCATTTTTATGATTGGCACATGGATACTTTTTTATTGGCTGATACACCGACATGTCGTAAGTTAACAATAGTTGCACTACTAAATGATCCGTCTGAGTTCGCTGGGGGCAATTTTGAATTACAAAATTGCGATTCTTCGCAGTTGATTTTACAAAAAGGTAGTTTAATCGTGTTCCCAAGTTACTTACAACACCGAGCAACACAAGTAACATCAGGCACACGATTTAGTGCGGCGTTATGGGTACACGGCCCGACGTTCAAATAGTTTGACCTGCGCTTTAAAGTAGCGTATACTAGCTAATATGCTAACTACGATTCAAGATGCAGTAAAACAATATTTGCCAGCAAAGAAAAAAGCTGGCATGTCTGGGTGGACCAGTTTTAATGCAGTTTGTTGTGAGCATAACGGCGAAAGCCGTGATAACAGGGGGCGCGGCGGAGTAATCACAAATCCAAATGGATCAATTTCTTACTCTTGTTTCAACTGTGGCTTTAAGGCTAACTACACACCGGGTAGACACTTAAATTATAAGTTTCGTAAACTCCTGAGTTGGTTTGGCGCAGATGAAAACTCCATTAAGCGTTTAGTAATTGATGCCATTCGGATTAAGGAACTGGTTATCCCAGATGAGCAGACATCCGATGAAGAAGCAGAAATAAATTTTGCTCCGCGCCCCTTGCCCATTGGGGCGAAAAGTTTTAATGAGTGGCGAACCTTTTTACATTTAGCCAATGACAATTTTAAAATACCAGAATACGTGTATGGGCCAGTTGATTATGTTGGTCTCCGTAAAGCCAATTTAATTGAACGTTACCAATTTTATTGCACTGACGACACCGAACACAATATGCACAAACGTGTGATTATTCCGTGTTACTGGAAAGGGCAGTTAATTGGGTCAACGTCAAGGGCATTCGAAGATGGTATTAAACCTAAGTACTATGCTGACTACGAGCCTAACTTTGTGTTTAACACAGATAAGCAAACCCCGGAGAAAAAGTTTGTTATAGTAACAGAAGGCCCTTTTGATGCAATGGCTATAGATGGTGTTGCTGTTCTTAGTAATGAATGTAGTGAGGTACAAGCTGATATTATTGACAGCTTAGGTAAAGAAGTAATTGTTGTGCCCGACTTTGATACGAAGATAGTCAAAGGCCGTAATGTATGGGCTGGCGCTAAGTTAGTAGAACAAGCAATTGAGTATGGATGGGCAGTTAGTTTTCCAATTTGGAATGACCAGTGCAAGGACGTTAGCGAAGCAGTGGCTAAGTACGGTAGACTATTTGTTTTGAAAAGTATCATTGAATCAAAAGAAACAAGTAAATTAAAAATAGAACTAATAAAGAGAAAGATTCATGCTTGACGGATTACATCTTGAGCCAACAAATATATGCACATTAAAATGTCCAAGGTGTAGCAGAACTGAATTTATCGAGCAGTTTCCTGGCAAGTGGAAAAACCATAGCATAAACTTAGATAACTTGAAGTCGTTTGTTGATGTCGACCTCAAGGGCAAAAGTATTAATATTCGTGGATCGTATGGCGATCCTATATACTACAATGATTTAATTGAGTTAGTTAAATGGGTTAAAGGCGCAGGCGCATTCATCGAGTTGTCAACTAACGGTAGTTACAAAACAGCGAACTGGTGGACAGAACTAAGCGAACTACTCGACGAAAGAGATACTGTTATTTTTGCAATTGATGGCACACCCGATAACTTTACAACTTATAGAGTTAACGCCAATTGGGATAGCATTAAATTAGGTATAGAAGTTGTAACAAAATCAAAAGCAATATCTCGCTGGGAATACTTGCCATTTAGTTTTAACACTGATACAATAGAAGAAGCAAGGAAGATTAGTAACGATCTTGGTATAAGTGAGTTTGTAGTTAAACCAAGTGACCGATGGCAAAATGATTCAGATTGGCTAAGACCAACAAAAGATGGACTTACCAACGAAATAAAGATTGTTAGCTTAAAACAATGGAAAGAGTCGAATATTAAAACAGACATCAATCCAAAATGCAAGAACCGAGTTGAGCACTATATATCTGCAGATGGGTTCTATTTGCCGTGTTGTTTTATTGCAGACCATCGCTACTATTACAAATCCGAATTTTACAAGAATAAAGATAAGTTTGATATAAGCAAAACTACATTAACACAAGTGCTGTCAGAATCGATTACTACAGAATTCTATTCAACCATTGAGCTTAACAAACCAGCAGTTTGTATGTATAATTGTCCTAAGATATGAATAAAGATTACAGCCCCGATTTACAAAAACTATTTTTAGAAATGATGTTGCAAGACGCACAGAGTTTTGTGCGTGTGTCTAACATTTACAATGCCGATAACTTTGATCGCAGTATTAGATCTGCGGCAGAGTTTATTAAACAGCATAGTAATGATTTTAAGACGTTACCGACGGTTGAGCAAATTAAAGCTACAACCGGAGTAGAACTCAAGCCTGTCCCGGAACTTACGGAAGGCCATTACGAATGGTTTATGACTGAGTTTGAGAACTTTACTAAACGTCAAGAATTAGAACGTGCTATTCTTAAAGCCGCAGACTTACTTGAGAAAGGTGAGTTTGACCCCGTTGAAAAACTAATCAAAGATGCTGTGCAGATTAGTTTGCAAAAAGACATGGGCACAGATTACTTTGCTGATCCTGCAGATCGTATTAACAGATATTATAACTCAGGCGGACAAGTAAGCACAGGTTGGCCGCAACTTGATAGATTGTTGTATGGCGGATTTAGTCGTGGTGAACTAAACATTTTTGCAGGTGGTTCGGGCTCGGGTAAGTCGCTGGTTATGATGAACATTGCACTGAGCTGGTTACAGATGGGACTAAGCGGTGTTTACATTACACTAGAACTTTCAGAAGAACTAACATCCTTGCGTACTGATGCGATGCTTACAGGCATGGGCACTAAGGATATCCGCAAGGACATTGATACCACTACGCTAAAGGTTAAACTGGTTAGTAAGAAAGCTGGGCAGTATCGTATTAAAGCGTTGCCTGCACAAAGTAACGTTAATGACATTCGTGCTTACTTGAAGGAAGTACAGATTCAAACAGGAATCAAAGTTGACTTTGTTATGGTCGACTACTTAGACTTGGTTATGCCAGTATCCGTTAAAGTTAATCCCAATGACCAGTTTATCAAAGACAAGTATGTAGCAGAGGAGTTGCGTAACTTGGCCAAGGAACTTGGTATCTTGTTAGTAACAGCATCGCAGTTGAACCGTAGTGCTGTGGAAGAAGTAGAGTTTGACCATAGTCATATTGCAGGTGGTATTTCAAAGATTAACACAGCAGATAACGTGTTTGGTATCTTTACAAGTCGTGCTATGAAGGAACGTGGACGTTATCAAATTCAGTGTATGAAGTCGCGTAGTTCTACAGGTGTTGGTCAAAAGATTGACCTTGAATACAACATTGAAACTATGCGTATTAGTGACCCGGGACTCGATTCCAATGACACAGGTGGTGGTCCTCCACGTATCGTTAACAGTATTATGAACCAGATTAAACCTAAGGCAGTTGCAGAGGCCGCAGATGCGATTGAAGGTAATTCGGGTTCAACTAAGTGGGAAAGAGCTACAGGAACACCTGCGTGGGAAAAAGGCCCTCAGCCCACTAACGTAACAGGTGAAGTTCAAAGTACTAAATTGAAACAAATGTTAGCAGGATTAAAGAAATCAGAATGACAAATCCATTCCATTGCCCAGTTGCACAAGGTGCATTAGTATTAGACCTTAAAGGAAATGACAGTGATGACTTATGGGTTAATCACTGTTGTTTGCGTAAGTATGATAGACATCCATTGAAGCCGGGCGAGGATATTTGGTCTAGTCCGTTGCTACAACCATTGCGCCAGTTTAATAAAGAAAATCATGCATTCCATCCCGACTGCTGGGTGTGCGAAGGCAACGAATCAGTTGGTCTAGAAAGTTTCAGGACTGGCATGTTGGCCAAGTATGGTTACAAAACAGACTACACTGGGCCTAATCGTATAGACGTTATGTCTGATATTAGTTGTAATCTGGCTTGTAGAACTTGCGGACCATCGTTGAGTACTTTCTGGCAAAAGCATATACGTGAAAATAATCTACCAATGGATCCACGTGCTCCTGCGCCTACACCCAAGGCCGCAGAAATGATTGCCGCGTTAAAAACTTTAGATTTAAGTAACTTAGAAGATGTTGTTATGTGCGGTGGAGAAACACTACTAGGAAGGGGCTATTTAGATGTTGCAGAAGCACTAGCAGAACTAGTACCACATGCCAAAGAGCGTCTTACATTAAGTTTTCAAACAAATGGAACTATGCCTATTAATAAACGCGACTTAGACTTACTAAGCCGTTTTAAACTAGTTAAGCTACACTTTAGTATAGATGGAACTAAAGACCAATTTGAATACTTGCGTTGGCCAGCTAAATGGGACCAAGTAACCGAAAACATATTTAACCTCAGAGAAACTGCTCCAGTGAACGTCATGTTTACGGTTGAAGAAACAATCAGTACGTTTAACTTATTTTATTTAGGACAAGTATCTGACTGGGTTAAGAACAATTTCTCAACTAATAGACTCGGGGATATCGTTAACTATACAAGCCATGCCGCCGAAGGATTCTTTAGCTTAAAAAACCTAACACAAGAGTATGTTGATAATTTACCTAACCATCTTAAAGGGTTAGTTAAAAAGCCGTTTACGGAAAACCCTGAATTGGTTGCTAAGATGGTTAACGAAGTTAAAACTTACGATCGCACACGTAACCAAGATTGGACTAAAACGTTTCCTGAGGTAGCAGAGTTTTATAAGAGATATATGTGATTAGTTGCACATAGATTTTTTAGTTGATCCTGTCTTGCTATCTCTAATTTAAAATCATCGTATAAGTTTTCGCTAAACTCGTACATATTCAAAAACCCAGTAACCTCGCTTACATAAGCGGGGTTATTTTTTATAACGGCTTCCTTTGCTTTAGGTGGCAGGTTAGACGGATTAAACATAAATGGATCTGTAATTTGTTTACACAAGTAATTTAAATTCTGTGACTTAAAGAAATCAACTATTTGGCTATAGTAAAAGATATTTAAATTTGAAATCATACAGCTCACGCTGATGTTAGAAGTTAGTTTTTTAAATAACCCTATATTATCAACTAGCGTATCCCATTTTAACGGGTAGCGTATATATTCAAATACGGACCCAACTCCATCTATACTTAAACAGACATTTACATTTTTAAATTTTGACAGAACATCAAATTGATGGCTAGTTAGTTCAACTGATCCGTTAGTCACAAATGATATAAAGCATTTGCTATTATTTTTTTCTAATAGAGTTTCTAGGATTTGGAAATTTTTCTTTTCTAGTAGTGGTTCGCCACCTACTAGATTTAAGGACACAATATTTGCCCAATCAATGTTAAAGTCTAATTTTTCAAAGTTGATACTTTTATATTTTGAACTTTTATTCTCTAAACTTGCCCATGCACTACTGCATGTACTATTACAAGTTATACAAGTTCCATTACACAAATTACTAGTGGCTAGTTTGATATTGACAGGACTGAAATCGTTTGTTAAACTAGCATTTTCGATATTTTCAATGCTTAGATCTAACAAAAAATCCATAGTTTCGTTGTGTATTTGGCGCTCACTGCGTAGCCCAGCATCTTCTAAAGCCCAGCAGGTATTGCAAGCATTTGATCTTTGCTGTGATCTTATGCAAGTTCTAACTTCGGTAATGTCTGTATTTTGTGGTAAGCGACAGCAGAATATATTTTTTTCTGGGTGCTCAAATGCAGTCTCCACTGAATAAAACGGCAAGACGCAGTAATAATTGTTCATACGGTATTTACGTTGAAAAACAACAATACTAAATTAAATCAATAACTAAATATATTAAATTGGAGTAAAATCTTGCAAAAGAGAGCCCGTAGCATACTAGACGAACTAGATACTATGTTAGTACACAAGGATCGAGAGAATCTTGTGGAAAGCCGAGCCAGCCATGTTATCCAAGGTGCCATAAATCTCATTAATTATATACGTGAGAATTTTGATGCTGAACAAGCTGGTGAATTAGAAAGACGTCTTATCAATAGTATCCGCACTCAAGAGCCTGAGAAATTCCAACGTGGAATCAGGAGAATGAGAAGTGAAGATTGATGAAGTAGTTAACGAGGGGTTCGGGGACCGAGTTAGATCTAAGATGAGCAGTTATGTGCCCGGGACTGCCGCTTACCAAATGCGCCAAGCCGCAAATTCTCCACAAGCTAAGGCCGCTTCTGCTAATATAAAACAAGAATTAGCACAATGGCAACAATTTATTAAAGCAAAAAAGCCATCAACTTGGGGCGAGTATTACAACGAGCTAGAAACATGGGCCGGTGCCAGGTACCCAAGTGCTAACCATGGTGTTGATGTTAGTAATGTTAATCCCACAAAGCCTGCAACTGTAGTTAAGTATATCACTGATATGTATAACTTAGCAATGGCTAATAGGCAAGTAGCTGGTAATCAAACAACTCCTGCTAATAATGACGATACACCAATTGAGCCCGACACTACTGTTAACACACAGGCTGGCCCAACAAGTGCTAAAAATATTCTAGACAATTTTAAAGTTGCACACGAAGAACCATTGGTAATTTCATATGGAAAGAAAATGTTCCATTTAAACAGCACCGGGCAGTGGGCATACTTAGGTTCCGACACTCCGATTAAAGATCAAACAACTAGCGCATTGTTAACACAATTCGCAGACTCACAAGGATTATAAATGTTTCTAATAGAAGGCGGAAATGTTTTTGACAACGCAGGACCCGTGGCACGAGATAATGTAGCTGGCGTTGTTGACACGGTTAAAAGAGAGTTGCCTAGCAACCTACAAGGGCAACTAATTCCTAACATTGGTTCTGCCGGATACAAAGTAGAGTCAGGCGACATTGATGTATTTGTTGACGAAGCCGCTTTAATGAAACAGTTTGATGCTGACAGCGTTAAAGCCGCAAAGGTAACACTAGCACAATACTTTAATGCCAAGGGGTACGAAGTAAAATTAAGTGGACGAAATGTTCACGTTAACGTACCGTACGATAGCAATGGTAAAAAACTGTACGCTCAAGTTGACATTATGGTTATTGCTGATGCAAAGCGTGTAGCAGATTGGCACCAACATGGCCCACGTGGCATGTATGATGAGCCGGACTTTAAGCCCGCGCATTTATATATTTTATTAAACAGCATCGCCAAGTATTTAGGACTTAAGGTTGATGCCTTTGCTGGTACAGTTATGCGTCGAGACAACAATGAAGTTGTTGCAGATAATCGCAATGCCGCCGCAAAGATTTTATTAAATCCGAGTGCAAAAGGCACAGACTTAAACAGCGTAGCATCTGTAATGAAAGCACTTGCTAACGACCCAGACAAAGATGGCAAGTTAGCACAAGCTAAACAAGATGTACAAAAGGGTTTACTAACATTGCCTGAACAGGTTACACCAGGAACAGCCGCGTGGTTTAGACAAATGGGACACAAATTATGAGAATATCAGAAATACTAACAGAAGCAATTAAACAACGTTTAGATCCTAAATGTTGGAAAGGCAAGCACAAAGAAGGCACTAAGATCAAAGGTGGCGTTAGAGTTAATAACTGTGTGCCCAACGAAAGTGTTGAAGAAGCAAGCAGTCCGGCACAACAAGCCGCTATTGCAATTGCCAAGAAAAAAGAAGCCGATGAATTAAACGAAGATTTTG